GTGCAGTTGATGCGTACCGAGACTACTACTTAAACGAGAAACGCCATATTGCGTGTTGGACTGACCGTCCTGTACCTGATTGGTGGAAATAGGAGATATTATGAAATATTTTGCAGTTGATAGAGATGAAATGGTTACTTTTTTGGGTGAACACGACAGTGAAAGCCTTGCATGGGATTACTGTAATGCTACAGGTATATTCCCTAAGTGTGTATGGGGCGTGAATCAGGCAATTGCCACCGCAGAATACATCATGGAATATATCGATGAATCAGAGTTGGACTTACACTAGTGGCTACATTAGATGACCAGATTGAGCTTGAGATGCAGATGGTTCAGTCTGGTATTAATCGCTACTATCAAAACCTAACTAAGCTAAAAGGTCAGGGTATTGAGTCTAACACTAAGCATGGACGGGCTATCATTGCAGGTGTTGTGCATCCAGTGGCAGAGGGTATTCAGGAAGTAATTGATACCGAAACCAGTGGGCGTTCAATAGCATACAAGAAGTTGCAGGGTATGCACGCTGAAAAGTTAGCCTACCTTGCTCTGCTCACTGTAGTTGACAGCATAAGTCAGCGTTACCCATTGTTAAAGGTGGCGAGGCTATGTGGCATACACGCAGAGATTCAAAAGCGTCTCGATGAGTTTGTCGAGCGTGAAGGGCGTGGGGCATTGTCACTGATTGACCAAGCTAATCGTAAATCGAACGCTGGCTTCAACCACAAGCGTCATGGGTTGAACCACAAGATAAATGATTTACACCCTGACATCGAAACATGGTCAGCAGAAGAGCGTGTCCATGTGGGAATCAAGCTGATTGATGTCATCATCCAGAAAACAGGTATTGTCAAGCTACGTAAGTGGGTAATGAAGCGCGGTAAAACCACTACCTACCTCGAAGCCACTGAGGATACCTTGGACTGGATAAAAGCATTCAACGAAGCTAACGAAAACAGGCTGCCTCGCTACTCACCTTGCATCATACCTCCAAAAGATTGGACAGGTATCTTTGAGGGTGGGTATCACAGCAGTCACATTAATCAATTACCCATTATTCGGGTACATAATTAGGAATTAGTATGAGTAAAGCCGAAGAGTATCTAGACGACCTAGCTAAAAAAGACCTGAGTGCTGAGTTCAAGTGTATCAATGCACTTCAACACACAGCATGGCGCGTCAACAAGCGTGTCGCTGAAGTTCTACGTGAAGCGTGGGACAGTGGGCAGTCATGGGGTAAACTACCTCCTCGTGATAACTTAGAGCCTCCTGCGTATCCTTTCGATAAACAGCCTGACCAGTTGGAAGGTGTTGAGTTGATTAAGTTTCGAGAGTTTAAGAAAGCTCGGAATGCTGTCTACACTCACAATGCCAAGTCTATGTCCAGACGTATCCAGATTGAGCGTACCATCCAGTTGATTGAGGACTACATGAAGTACGAGCGATTCTATTTTGTATGGCAGATGGATTTTCGTGGTCGTAAGTACCCTGTCGAGTCATTCCTGTCACCTCAAGTAGCTGACCACGGTAAGGCGTGCCTAGAGTTTGCTGATGGTATGCTAATTGAGTCGGCAGAGGACGCTAAATACCTAGCTATTCATGGTGCAAACCAGTATGGCGTGGATAAAGTGACGTTGACAGAGCGCGAGCTATGGACTGAGTTCAACACCGATAACATCATTGCATGCGCTGAAGACCCATTGAACAACACGTGGTGGGTAGGTGCAGATAAGGCGTGGCAGTTCCTAGCCTTTTGTTTTGAGTGGGCTGAGTATAAACAGCAAGGCTCACTGATGTCGTACCTGCCCTGCGCCACTGACGGCTCATGTAATGGGTTACAGCACCTAGCTACAATCATGCGTGATAGTGAAGCCGCTAAAAGCGTTAACCTAGCCGCTTCAGATTCGCCACAAGACATTTACGCGGATGTAGCTAATAGAGCTATCGAGTTCATAACAAAAGATGCTGAGAATGGAAATGAGTTGGCTGTGGAAGCCCTGACTCTTGGTATTGACCGAAAGATAACCAAGCGTCCTGTTATGATTGTACCCTATGCAGGGACTTTGTTCAGTTGTCGTGACTACATCATCGAGTCACTCATTGAGCGTCATGGTGAGGGAGATTACTTTGAGCTTGGTACGTATATTGCTGGTCACGTATGGGAGGCTATCAGTGAAGTTGTCTCTTCAGCACGACAGGTTATGGATTATGTCCAGACGCTATCGAAGATATACTCAGACCACAATGAACCGTTTGAATGGGTGACGCCTACCAACCTCTTGGTTAGACAGTTGTACCCAAACACTAAGAAGTTCAGAATTGAGACTAGAATCAATGGTAGTGTCCTGAAGCTAAACTTCCGCAAACAGATTGATAACACTGTCAACAAGCGTAAGTCTTCACAAGGGTCTAGCCCTAACTACATCCACTCACTGGACGCTGCTGCGCTCACATTCTGTGTAAACAGATGTTTGGATGAGGGTATCAAGAGCTTTGCGATGGTACATGATAGCTACGCTACTCACTCACCGAACATGGGCAAGTTAAATAATGTGTTGCGTGAAGAGTACGTTAGGATGTATACTGAGAATGATGTTCTAGGAGACTTGTATGAAAGAGCTGTAAATAAGTTCCCTCAAGTAGATATCCCAGAGCCACCCGAAAAAGGTTCTTTTAATATCAATGAGATACTGAAGAGTGATTACTTTTTCGCCTAAACACCCCCTATTGGTCGCCCCCTAGGGTTTCCATATACATAAACTTAAAGGAGATAACTTTGGAGATTATTAAAGGTAAATTAATGTACGCTAGTGTCCATGCACCTAACACTAAGTTTGATGCAGATGGCATCTTTCAAGTAGATGTACTTCTACCTGAATCAGAAGCAGTACAAATGGCTGAGAAACTAGATTCTCTAGTTCAAGAGCGTATGGCAAGTGAAGTGAAAGCTAAACCTGCTTTGAAGAAAGTTCTGACCAGTCGTCCCGTATACCAACCTATCTATGATGATGCTGGTGATGAGACAGGTGAAGTCAAGATGAGATTCAAGACTAAAGCTAAGATTCGTACCAAGGATGGTAAGGTCTATGACAACAAGGTAGCTGTCGTAGATGCCAAGCGTAATCCAATACTAGCTGATACACTGATTGGTAATGGTTCTGTTGGTAAGGTAGCTTTTGAGCCATTCGCATACTTCAATGCCAGTGCAAAGGAAGTAGGTCTATCACTACGTCTCAAGGCTTTACAGGTAGTTGACTTAGTGTCTTATGGAAAAGACCCATTTGATGACGAAGAAGGTTTTACAGTTGAACAGTCTGCAAGCGTACCATCGTTTGATACAGCAGAAACTGTAGAATCTGATGACGACTTCTAGGTCAGGCTTAGAAGCTAGAGTAATGTCTAATCTTGACAAACGTGGGGTTGCTTACGAATATGAGCCATGTAAGTTTCCCTACGTGGTCGAGAGAGGGTATGTACCTGACTTGCTAATTGGTAACATTTACATTGAGGTCAAAGGTTATTTTAGACAGGACGCTCAACGTAAGATGCGTAGCATGAAGCAACAACACCCTGACTTAGACATTCGTTTTCTATTTCAAAAAGCTAGTTCAACAGTACAAGGTGCTAAGAGACGTAAGGATGGCACAAAGATGACTTGTAAAGAATGGGCTGTGAAATATGGGTTTGAATGGGCAGAAGGAGAGATACCCGAAGAATGGATAGTGAATTCTTAAAACACATTCCATGCGATAAGTGTGGTTCATCAGATGCAAACAGCTTGTATACTGATGGACACACGTATTGTTTTGCGTGTGAAACGTATGGAGAAAAAGAAGTGACAGAAGTATTTAAGAAAGAAACCATTACAAACTTTCTTGAAGGTTCGCACACATCGTTAGGTAAACGTAAAATATCTGAAGAGACTTGTAGGTTCTGGGATTATCAAGTAGGCACTGTCGATAACAGCAAGGTGCATATAGCTAATCACAAGAATGAACATGGTGTTACAGTCGCTCAGAAGCTAAGGTTTCCTAACAAGACTTTCGCTGTAAAAGGTGAGATGAAGAGTGCAGGGCTGTATGGTCAGTGGTTGTGGCGTGATGGCGGTAAAATGGTTACGGTTGTTGAAGGTGAGCTTGATGCTCTCTCTTTATCACAAGCCTTTGGAAACAAGTGGGCTGTCGTATCCTTACGCAGTGGAGCAGCAGGAGCCAAGCGCGATATCAAAGCTAGTCTTGAGTGGCTTGAAAAATTTGATAGCGTTATCTTCATGTTGGACAACGATGACGTAGGCAAGAAAGCAGCTATGGACTGTGCTGGTTTACTTAGCCCCAGTAAAGCTAAGATTGCTAAGTTACCTTTGAAAGATGCTAGTGACATGCTACAAGCTGGCAAAGTCAAGGAGCTTGTTGATGCTGTGTGGAGTGCTAAGAGCCACCGCCCTGATGGTATCTTGAATGGTGAGGACTTGTGGGAAGCTATCACTACGCAGAATAGCGTTGATAGTACACCCTATCCTTTTGAAGGTCTGAACGTGATGACCAGAGGCTGTCGTAAAGGTGAGTTAGTTACTATCACTGCTGGTTCAGGTATTGGTAAGTCTCTAATGACACGTGAGATTGCCTATCACCTACTCAAGGCTGGTAGGACAATTGGTTACATCGCTCTTGAAGAAAGTGTTAAGCGTACTGGTCTAGGACTGATGAGTATCGAGATTAATAAGATACTACACTTTGAAGACCATGACGCGGATAGCCAAGAGATGAAGCAAGCATTCGATGCTACGTTAGGAACAGGCAGAGTTTACTTGTATGACCACTTTGGTTCTACTGACAGCGATAACTTACTATCAAAGATACGATACCTTGTTAGAGGTTGTGAGTGTGACTACATAATCCTTGACCACTTATCAATTGTAGTATCAGGACTTGAAGATGGTGACGAGCGAAGAGCAATCGACAACACAATGACTAAGTTACGAAGTCTTGTAGAAGAGCTTGGTTGTGGTATGCTACTAGTGTCTCATTTAAAAAGACCTTCAGGTGATAAGGGACACGAAGAAGGTGTTCAGACTTCTTTATCACAGCTAAGAGGTTCGGCAGCAATCGCTCAGTTGAGTGACATGGTAATAGGACTTGAGCGTAATCAGCAAAGCGATAACCCCAACGAGACAACCGTAAGGGTTCTCAAGAATCGGTGGAGTGGCGATACAGGGATATGCACTGCTCTGACCTACAACAAAGATACTGGGAGGATGCTAGAAGATGGCACAGGACTATTTTGATAAAGATGTAAGACACGCTTATGAGAGACTTTGTGGGTTACTTAAAGTTTTGGATAGAGCAGACGAGATACCACCTATCAAAGAATTTGAAGTTTGGTATGAACAAGAAAGGTTAGATAACGAAGACATTGAGATACACTAATGATTGTATTTGATATTGAAACAGATGGACTACTAGATGATGCAACGAAGGTACACTGTTTAGTAGCTAAAGATACAATGAGTAAAGAGGTATATAGGTTTTCTGATATACAAGAAGGTCTTAAGTATCTCAAAAGCGTTGAGAGTCAAGGGAATACTCTTAGCGGTCACAATATAATAGGGTTTGATTTACCCGTACTTAAAAAGCTGTACGACTTTGACTACAATGGAGAAGTGTTTGACACTCTAGTAGCTTCTCGTACTGTCTGGTCTAACCTAAAAGAGCTAGATATAAAGAACAGGACAGTTGAAGATAGACTGATAGGTTCACACTCTTTGAAGGCTTGGGGACAAAGACTTAAGTTTAGTAAAGGTACATACGGGGAAAGCGAAAACGCTTGGGAAGAGCTAACAGATGAGATGCTAGATTATTGTGAGCAAGACGTAGAGTTGAATGTAAAGTTATTGGCACGTATCCAAGCTAAAAACTTTTCATATGACGCACTACAGTTGGAGCATACAATACACACTCTCATGTTAGTTCAAGAACGCACAGGCTTTCCATTCGATGTGTCAAAAGCACAAGAGTTATACTCTACGCTCGTAGCACGTAAGGATGAGATTAGGAACAAGCTAGTAGACGAAGTAGAGCCTACAGTGGTTGAGATGAAGACAAAAACAAAGGTCATACCATTCAACCCAGCGTCAAGACAACAGATAGGTGACAGGTTACAAAAGCTAGGATGGAAGCCTACTGAGTTTACCAACACAGGCGACCCAAAAATTGACGAAAAAATTCTGGCTAATATTGACTTACCCATTGCGAAACTTTTGACTGAGTATCTCATGCTAAATAAAAGAGTGGGACAGTTAGGAGAAGGTAAGCAAGGTTGGCTAAAGTTAGAAAGAGAAGGAAGGATACATGGGCGTGTGAATCATATGGGCGCAGTAACGAGTCGCTGTACACATAACAATCCTAACGTAGCACAAGTGCCTTCACTGAGCGCAGAGTATGGCAAAGAATGCCGAGAGCTTTTCCGCGCTCCTGAAGGATTTAAAGTTTTAGGTGCAGACGCTAGTGGCTTAGAGCTACGGTGCTTGGCACATTACATGAGTCGATATGACGATGGAGAATATGAAAAGGAAATTCTTGAAGGAGACATCCACACAAAAAACCAGCTTGCAGCAGGATTGGAAACTAGACCTCAAGCTAAGACTTTTATTTATGGATTCCTCTATGGAGCAGGGAATGAAAAGATTGGGCAGATTATTGGTAAAGGGAAAAGAGAAGGTGGTCAGATTAAAAAACGCTTTCTTGATAAAACACCTGCACTGAAGTATCTGCAAAACGCTGTGAAGCAGAAGGCTTCTACAGGATTCGTTTTGGGTTTGGATAAACGAGCGATTCCTATTAGACATCCTCATGCTGCACTAAACACATTACTTCAAAGTTGTGGTGCTATAATCTGTAAGAGATGGTATGCGACAATAGAACAGATGATACGTGATAAAGGAATATCAAAAGACGATGCTTACATCGTAGCGTTTGTTCACGATGAGGTTCAAATAATAATCCGCGATGGATTACAGGAGACTATAGGTGAAATCACAAGAGAAGCTATCAGAAGAACAGAGCAATACTACGACTTCAAATGCAAGCTCGACAGCGAGTACAAAGTTGGAGCAAGCTGGGCTGACACCCACTAAGGCAGACAGAAAGAAGTTTGACTTAGACTTAGCCTACGGGCAAGTAAGAGAAGCTAGGATAGCTGAGATGCTACAAGACAAAAAGATTGAAGTTAAGTCTGAGAGAGATGTCTGGCAGCGTACAGGGAACATTGCTATTGAGTACGAGAGTTATGGTAAGCCTTCAGGAATTAATGCAACAGAGGCAGACTACTGGTTTCATAATTTATGTATCGGTGATACTACATTTGCAACGCTAGTGTTTGAAGTTGATAATCTCAAGAAGATTATTAATAACTTAGATAAAAAGAAATCAGTACGTGGCGGTGACCATAATGCAAGTAAGATGTACCTTTTAAATTTACAGAAGCTATTCTCAAGTGATGTTATTAAAGCATTCAAAGGAGAGTCATAATGGAATGTAGTGTATTTAATTGGATAGTTATGATAGCTGTTACGTTTGTGTCGATAGCATTTGGTGTTAGATTGTTTGGCACTACAATGATTGAGTATGCTCTAGCTAAAAAAGGTTTGGAAATACACAGAGGTATGGAAGACGATGACGACTCTATTGATTGATGCAGACATTGTTGCGTTTAAGGCTGCGGCAGCTTCAGAGAATCCAGTAAACTGGGGTGAAGGTTTGTGGACACTACACGCATTTGAAGATGATGTTAGGCGTATGATAGACGCTGATGTTTCTAAGTTACAGGAACAGTCTGGGTGCGATGAAGTAATATCATGTATTACAGGTGACAAAAACTTTCGTAAATCTGTAGCTTCATACTATAAGGCTAACAGGAAGGATACACGTAAGCCTTTACTACTAAAGTTTGCTAAAGACTATATGTTCGAGGCATACAATGGTAAGATAGAACCAGCACTTGAGGCTGATGATGTTCTAGGTTTATTAGGTAGCAGTAATTTAGCTAAGTATATAATCTGGAGTATTGATAAAGACTTGAGGACTGTCCCTGCAATGCACTTGATAGATGGTGAGATTGTAGAGATAAGCAAGGAAGCAGCAGACTATGCTTTCTATAAGCAGGTCTTGACAGGTGATTCTACAGATAACTATAAAGGTTGTCCGAGTGTAGGAGACAAGAAAGCAGACAAGGTACTAGAGCTAGGATACTTTGGTGACCCTTGGAAGGCAATCGTTAAAGAGTATAAAAAGCAAGGGCTATCTGAGAAGGTAGCGTTAGAGAATGCCAGACTTGCAAGGATACTTAGACATGGTGAGTATAACTTTGAAACTAAAACAATAACACTTTGGAAACCATGAAAGGAGCATAATGAGAATTAAAGGTAAGAGCGATGGCTACGTTGTCGAATATCCTAAAGCATTGGAGTATGAAGAGCGACAACAAGATATCTCGTGGACAGCAAAAGAGATAGCCGTTGAAGATGATATTAACGATTTAAAAGTAAATGCAACACCAGCAGAGCGACACGGCATTCTTGAGGTGTTAAAGCTATTTGTTCAGTATGAGCTAATAGCAGGAGGAGAATATTGGGGCGGTAGATTCCAAAAGATGTACCCTCGTGTTGAGTTCCAACGACTAGGAGCGCAGTTTTCACAGACTGAGTTGTGTGTCCATGCGCCCTTTTATAATAAAATTAATGAGGTCTTGCATTTGAACACGCCTGACTTCTATAATTCATGGAAGAAAGACGAGACGTTGAAAGAGCGTATGAAGTTTATCGACAAGTACGTTACTTCAAAAAAGTTTGATGGTCTGTTATCATTAGCTGTGTTCAGTTTGGTTGAGGGAGCGATTCTATACTCATCGTTTGGATTCTTAAAGTCGTTCAAAAAACAGGGAAAAAATTTGATACCGCAGGTCGTGAGTGGAATTAATTTTTCAGTACGCGATGAGAATTTACACAGTGAGGCAGGGGCTTGGGTTTTCCGAGAGACTTGTAAAGAGATTCATATGTTACCTTCACAACACTCAAGCGACAAGTGGCATGAGTTAGAAGTAGAAGTATTGAAAGCAGCCCAAGTTTTATTTGAACATGAGAAGTTAATCATCACTAAGATTTTTAGCGAAGGTGAGATAGAAGGCATCACTCAGGATTACTTAGAAAAATTTGTGCAACACAGAATTGATGTATGTCTATCACAATTAAATATGAAGCCTTTATATAATTGTGTAGAAGACTTCAGTTGGTTTTACGATGATGTAGCAGGTGCAAAAGCTACAGACCATTTCGTTACTCTATCAAGTAACTACAGCAGACACTGGAAAGAAGGAGAATTAAGCTGGTGAATTTATACGAGAAGCTCTCAAGTGAGCGTAAAGAAGCCCAACGCAGAGGCGAAGCCCCGTCATGGATGACTACAGGGGGCTATCAGATGTACAAAGACAAACTAGCATACAAAGATGAATGCTTCACACTCGCCTTGTTACGTGTGTCGAGAGAAGCTGCAAAGTGGGCTGTACATTTAGACGCGGCATGTAGAAGTGAGCAAGAGTTACAACAAAGATTCTACGAGATGATGTGGAAAAACTGGTTAGTACCTAGCACACCTGTACTAGCCAACATGGGAACAGAGCGAGGCTTACCAGTGTCTTGCTCAGGTTCTTACATCGAAGATAGTATTGACAGCTTCTACTCTGCATTCCATGAAGCAGCTATGCTAACTAAGACAGGGCATGGATGTTCTTGTTATCTAGGAAACATACGACCTAGAGGCGAAAGCTACGGGGATAACGAAGGTATTGCAGACGGTGTACTTCCTGTAATCCAGCAGATGCTACAGACAGTAAGTAGTGTTTCTCAGGGTTCTACTAGACGAGGGGCTACTGCATTCTATATCGAGGTTACTCATGGAGACATCGAAGAGGTGCTTGATTATCACTTAGCTAATCCTAAGAGATTACAGATAGGTTACATCATTCCTAATAAGTTTATTAACAAGCTAGAGTTAGGTGATGATTACAGTAGAGCTATCTGGAAGCGTCTCCTCAAGGTACGCTGTCAGACAGGTAAAGGATATTTTATATTTACAGACAAAGCCAACAAGCACGCTAAAGAGTTAGGTATTAAGTTTAATTCTGACATCAAAGCCAGCAACTTATGCACAGAGATATTCTTACCTTCTACTAAAGAAGAGACTTTCAGTTGTGTCCTATCATCTATCAATGCTTACACATACGATGAGTGGGAAGATGACGAAACATTTATCCATGATTGTGTCTTGTTCCTAAATGCTGTTGTAGATAGTTACCTAGATAACATGGAACGCTACTCAGGCATGGCAAGGGTTAAGAAGTTTACTGAGAGATACAGAGCGTTAGGTTTAGGTGTATTAGGCTTTACATCCTACTTACAGAAAAAGAAGATGGCAGTAGAGAGTTTACCTGCAATGGTATTTAATAAAGTATTCTTTCAAGAAGTATTTAGTAAAGCTAGACAAGCTGGGGCTTTCTATCACAACGCTACAGTAATGGCGGTAGCTCCTAATGTCACTTCTGCTTTAGTAGGAGGAGGAGTTAGCCAAGGTATCGAGCCGTTTACAGCTAACGTGTTTACTCAAGAAACGGCAGCAGGAGACATTTACAGAATGAATCCAGAGCTACTCAACCTAATGAAGACTAGGAATATAGACAGCGAAGCGAATATCCAAGTAATTAAAAAGAACAACGGGTCAATACAAGGTAATGACTTGTTCTCAGAAGAGGAACAAAAGATATTCAAGACTGCATATGAGATAGACCAATCTTGGTTAGTTAAACTGGCTGATGACAGAGGTAAGTATATTGACCAAGGGCAATCACTTAACTTGTTCTTTGGTGATGATGTACCTGAGTCGTATATTTCTAGAGTTCATAAAGAAGCTGCACTAGCTCCATACGTTAAAAGTCTGTATTATTTGAACACAAAAGTAGGCGTTCAAGGCTCGACAGGCGAATGTATGATGTGTTCTTCTTAGCTTGACTGTACTGTAAACACCCCCTATTAGGAGAATTTATGAATATTTTAAACAAAAATGTAGTAATTCCTGAGTTTGTTATAGCAATTTTGGACGAAAAGTTTCCAAATCAGATACCAAAACGTGATATAACTGAAAAAGAAGTAAGCTACCTGCAAGGGCAGCAATCAGTAATTGACTACTTAATATCAATAAACAGAGATGACGAGGAGTAAATATGTGTGGAGGAATATTCAGCCCACCAAAACCAGATAAGCCGCCACCGCCGCCGCCTAAGCCATTACCGCCACCAGATGAGTTAGAGCCAGCCGTCACACAGGCAGAGCGTAGAAAGAAAACGCGCACAGGTGGAAGAGTACGTAGAGGTTCTGGGGGTATGCAGATAGCAGGACAAAGTAACAACTCAGGATTAAAGATTAACTCATAGGAAATCCCATGCACGATAATCAAATGTCACTAGCTAATACATACGGAAACATGGCTGCTGACAGAGAAGCCTTCCTGACACGTGGTCGTTTAGCTGCGGAGCTTACTATTCCAACATTGTTGCCCCCTTCAGGGCATACAGGCTCGACAGACTATTATACGCCATATCAATCAGTAGGGGCAAGAGGTGTTAATAATTTAGCATCTAAGCTCCTACTCACTCTTCTCCCTCCCAACTCTCCTTTCTTCCGTCTTACTATAGATGATTTTGATTTAGCAGAATTAGCTGGTACGGAAGCAAGGGGGCAAGTTGAAGAGGCACTGGCTAGAATCGAAAGGTCAGCGCAACAGGAGATAGAGGCAAGTGCTATACGTGTACCAGCGTTTGAAGCAATAAAGCAATTGATAGTAGCAGGTAACGCTCTAGTCTATTTACCGCCAAAGGGTGGTATGAAAGTTTACCGTATTGATAGATACGCAGTAAAGCGTGATACAATGGGCAACATACAAAAGATTATTGTAAAAGAAACTGTTGCTTATGATAACTTACCTGAAGAGGTTAAGAAGTCTTTAATAGAAAACCCTGAATATGTAGACCAAGGCTCAAAGAAAGAATGTGATTTATATACTTGTGTTAAGAAAGTTGGAAAGAAATTTGAGATACATCAAGAAGTACATGGCATTCTTATCCCCAACAGCCAAGGGTCTTATACTCAAGATAAACTCCCTTGGATGGCACTTCGATTCGTTGCCATTGATGGTGAAGATTATGGTCGGGGTTTCGTTGAGGAATATATTGGCGATTTAAAAACACTTGAAGGTTTAACTAGAGCTATCGTAGAAGGTAGTGCAGCAAGCTCCAAGTTAGTATTCTTAGTCCGTCCTAATGGCTCAACCAAACTCAAGACACTTGCAGATGCTCCTAATGGTGCGTTTGTGCATGGTGACTCTAATGACGTACAAGCCCTACAGGTACAGAAAGGTGCTGACCTAGCTGTAGCAGAAAGAACAGCACAGACTGTAGAAGCTCGATTGTCCTTTGCATTCTTATTGAATAGCTCAGTACAGCGTAATGCAGAGCGCGTTACCGCAGAAGAAGTAAGATTTATGGCACAGGAGTTAGAGACTGCTATCGGTGGTATCTACTCAGTGCTTTCGCAAGAGTTCCAATTACCCTTGGTTAAGATTCTCTTGGCGCGTATGGAAAAGGCACGTAAGATGCCTAAGTTCCCTAAAGATACTCTTAAGCCTCAGATTGTTACAGGCTTAGAAGCATTAGGTCGGGGACAAGACTTGACGAAACTGGCTGCTTTCTTACAGTACCTACAACCGTTAGGAGCGCAGGTAGTAGCACAAGAATTAAATATTAATGACTACATTGACAGACTTGGTGCTTCACTAGGTATTGATACTGGCGGTCTTGTTAAGAGCGAAGAGCAGAAGCAAGCTGAACAGATGCAAGCACAGGCTGCAATGCAACAACAACAGATGGCAGGTATGATGGAGAAAGGTGTATCCCCTGCTGTTAAAGGTTTTGTTGATAGTCAAAACCAACAACCAAGTGAGGAAGAATAGTGAC